TATTATCCGAAGGCACATCACCGATAGAAAAAGAACGTGCAGCAATGCAGCTTCGTGAGTTAATTCGGATTTTATTACCCGAATAAGAGAAGAACTATGATAGACTTTTGTATTATTATAGGTTTTGTCACTGTCGAGACCACTATTGTAAGAAGAAGTAGGAATGCAACTGGTAAAAGTATATCCATTATCTCCGCTATCATCCTCTTAACGCTTTGGTTCTCCTGACCTGTCCTTTATAGCCCGCTTTCCGCGGGCTATTTTTGTCTCCATAACCTAACCCCTGACTTTCATGGAGATATACAACTCACCGACTGTATCCATATTATTCATGTTGCTACATTTTATGATAAAAATACAATTTTCTCTTTGCACTCTCAAATATTATATCCATATTTGCAGTGCGAAATAATCAGTGATGTTTATCACCAAGAGCGATGCAAGACGCTCAACGAATAAAGATGGGCTTTTTTTATGTCCATTAGATATATGTAGAAGCTTTTATTAAAAGCAACCAATACGGCTGCCTTTCCCTTGTAATTTTGCTCTTGGAGTAATCTTACTGATTGTTTCGCGACACGGGAGATGGCAGCCGTTTCTGCGTCCCGATGGTTGAGCGGTTCTCAACTAAAATGCGAAACAATCAGTAAGTATGAAAAAAAAATCCACCGGCACCCTTTTTGTGCCTCAGTTCCGCACACCGGAACCCACCACAGTCCCTCATCAGTCCAACTCCGCAATTGATGATTTTATCCCATCCGATTGCAAAGTTAAAACCTCTTCTGACGCTTACTATGTCAGTGCCATTGCTTGCCTTTGTGCTACGTTCATCTTTCCTCCATGCATTCTTGCAGCCATTTATTGTGTTATCAAAACTAAGAAAGGAGGTACGAAATGGGACGAATAAAAGAAGAAGCCTGGATCGAAAAGTGCACTGTTCTTCATGAAGGAAAGAATACACCAAATATCTATTATAACGTTTTTGCCGATGGTGAGCAGCTCTGCGAAATCTCCTATGACAGATTAATCGCTATACGTAATCTTATTAACCAAATTGAGAAAGAAAAGAAAGGAGAATGCCATGAATAAGA